TGCAGATGTCGCAGAGGTATCAACGAACTCTCCCCGAGATACCCGAGATTCCGACCGCGGCGCTTCAGCAGGCGAGTCCGCCGGCCGCCATGCAAAACCTGGGTTCGCTGACCCTCAACCTGGGCGGAGACGATGCCGGTTTCACCGTTTTCGGGACACACGACACGCTCCGAGATATACGCAAGGCCGCCTCGAAGTTCGGGCGGACACGCCCAAAATGACCGAGCCCGCCTAGCGCGGGCTTTTTTATGGAGTTGGGAATGATCATTCCGAACGTGATGCTGGGGGGCGTACCGATCGTGATACACGGCGGCGCCCCTCAGTGTCAGTACCAAGCTGTAGATGGCGGCGTCGAGCGATTGAGGCTCAGCGGAGGTGCGGCAGTACAGATGACGCACTGGCGCAAGACAGCGATCACCATCAGCGGTTCAGGATGGATCGGCACGGGGATGCTTGGACTCGACTTCGACAACCCGTTGGAGCTGCGATGCAATGCGTCGCTTGGCATTTCCGGCCGCACTGCCGTCGACCGAGTATTCACAATCCCTGGAGAGGTTCGCCCCGATGCCAGTCCGTGGGGGCTGGCGCTGGTCGGTCGTGAGTGGGTCAGAACGGACGTGTCGTCCGTCGGCCAGGTGGTAACTGTGTCGGAGATCCCAGGCGCGCAACTCTACCGCGTCGAGTGGTGGCCGCTGTTCCACGTCTTCGCATCCATCCCTCCTGAAGCGCTTGATTCTTCGAACAACAGCCGGACCTGGCAAATTGTCGCTGAGGAAATCTGATGCTTAACGGTGGACCGCTCAATAGCGCTGAGCTGAACTCGGCCGCTCACTCCGCTGTGCCTGGTCCTGAGCCGATCATCCCTGGCTACGCTTTCACATGGCGCCCAATCGTGCGCGTTGGCGATGACGACGTTACGCCGCTCCTGACCGGGGAGATCGAGGTCGATCGTGAAGAGGGGGCGGCTGGCGTCGCGTCCTTTTCGATCTATCTCGGCGACGGACCTGTTGTCCCTGCGGACTGGATCGGTCGAACCGTAACCATCGACTACGCAACGGAGATCGCGGGTGAACTGAGTCAGGGGCGACGGTTTACGGGGAGAGTTACACAGCCAGCCTGGAATCCTGTTCGGCGCGTCCTGGACGTCAGTTGCACGGACCAATTGCAGCAGCGTGTAGAGGCCATGGAGATTGCGGCCGTCGACGCCCTGGTCGGCGGCGCCTGGTCAGCGGATGTGTTCGAGCCGGTCGATGGACGCTCGCGGTGGGACTACGCCCAGGAGCGTTTGACCAGCGTAACCGGGAGCTTGGACTGTTCGCCATATGGTGCTCTCCGCGTCACGTCATGGCTTTCGGTGGCGCCTGCCTACGAGTTCGGCCAAGGCTCTACGGTATACGGATCGCTTGCGGTCGAGTTGGCCGACCTGAGCTCGCAGACGAACAGGGTCGAGATCGAGTGCGACTACCGATTCAGCCGGCTATGGCAGTTGAACGCCTCGTATGGTTGGCAGCACCCCGGCACGGGTAACGCTGTTGGCGAGGCGGGGTTCTGTAATTGGCGCGGCGACGACACCGAGTTACCGGATGTCGAGATGATCACCTCGGCGACCGAAAGCAGTGGTCAGACGTTGTTCTATGCCACCTGGTATCCACTGCCGCCAACCGGGGTCTACTGTAATCCGCCGGCGGCATGGGGCAACAACTTCATCGAGCTGCTGCTCGGCGGAAATTGGATAGCTGGCCGGCGCTGGGTGCAGTCCGTCACAGAGCGCTACCGGCTGGTCATTGAAGTTCAGCCGAGCGTGGCGGCGACCGGACCGATTGTCGGTCGGCAGCGTGCCTCGTTCGAGATCGAGTCGGACAAGGCTTCGCGCTGGGAAAGCGATCCGATCACCGGCGGCAGCACAGGGCACAGCGATGAGAAGGACGACAACCGGCGCTTGTCCGCACTGAACTGCTTGTTGGCCCAGGGCGCCACGACGCTCATTGCTGCGCACCGCGGCACGACCGTGACCTGGGATGTGCCGACGTCCATGATCCTGCCAATCGATCTTGTGCATACGCTCCGCCTCGATGATCAGGGCGCGCGTGCGGTGGGCAAGTGTCGCCGCATTGTCGACCGGCTCGACCTCGGATCCGGTAGCGCCCTGACCACGATCTCTATCGCGGTGATGCGAGGCGGCGGTGGCGCAGCAGACCCCCTTGTTCCTCCTGCTGGCTCGTCCGATCCCGTCAGCCCGCCGTCGGGCGGCGGACAGCTCTCGACGCAGCTCGGGGGGCGCAACGGCAGTCCGGCGTATGACGATGAGGCGGATGGTTTCTCGGGCAACTGGAGCAACCGCGATCCCGGCGCTGAGTTGTTCCCGCGGCGCTTCTCGTTGACCGCAAACGCCATTTCGGAGACCTACCGGGACGAGCATGCGCCGGAGCTCGCGGCCACCTACCGGGTATCCGTGCCTGACGACTTACTGGAGATGTAGCGATGGCGAGAGCCTGGATCAACAACTGGAAGACGACGCTGAGCGCCGGCCTCTCGCCTGGCGCGTTGAGCCTGACGGTGCCTGATGCTGCCGCCACGCTGCTGCCGCTATCTGGTGGAGGCTGGGTGCTGTTGACGCTGGCGGATGACGCTGGCGCGCAGCATGAAATCGTGAAGGTAACCGCCCGCGCAGGCGGTGTGCTGACGATTGAGCGCCGACAGGAAGGAACAACTGACGGCAACTGGCCGGCGGGAACGGCGATCTATGCAGCCGTCACGGCTGGCGATCTCATGGCACTGCAAGCGCGAATCGCGGCCCTTGAGGGCGGCACTCCCGAAGGAGCCCTGGTCGATGCGAGCGGTTCGGCTCTCGTCGATGGCGCCGGAAACAACCTGATCATGGAGAACAACTGATGGCAACTGTTACGCACGTCCTGTCCGGTGCTGGCGCTCCACCCTCGGCCCCGCCCAGCGTGGGCGCTCATTACGTAAACACGACAAACGGTGACCAATACCTTGCCAAGGGCACGGCCTCTGCGGCGGATTGGGTGAAGCAGGGCGGCGGCGGTGGAAGCGCTCCCTCCGAAGTACTGCACATAACTGGCGCGGGCAATTTCTCGCTTGGGCCGCAGCACGCTGTTGTCGAGGCGCCTCTGAATAACATTCCTGAGAACGAGATCGGGGCTGTCGATATCGACACAGCCTCTTCTCGGCAATTTGATTTGCACGTCAAGGGGAACGCAGATTCAGTGTTTTTCGTCGGGACCGCGGGTGGCGTCGACTTGCCGGGTGGGACGTTCATCGTCGGGATGCAGAGGAATTGGGCTTCAACCCGCGAGTATGGATTCCAGATCCGAGGCATAGACCTGGCTGGTGAGGCCTGGGCGCGGGTGTATTACGACGCCATCGCTGGGACGATGACCATGCTTGTACTCGCTGACATGCCTGCGCCGGCATAACGGAGGTGGATCGTGGCTCTATCAGATGAGCGCCGCGGCATCGGCGCGAGGAACGAAGCGATCCGCCGCGCCGGCGGCCAGCGGGTTGAAGCGGAGCGCCGCGGTGACCAGGGCTTGACCGCAGCGCTCAACCGGCTGATCGAGCCGGAGCGTCAGGCACGCGCACTGCGCAAGATCGATCCGCGCGGCGCTCTGGATGCCGCGCGCGGCAGGGCCGACTACAACCCCGCAGGCAAGCAGATCGGCGGGGGCGGTGTGTCCTGGCCGTTGGCCGAAACCGACAAGTCGAAGCGCACGGTGGCCGATGAAGAGATCGTGAGCACCGATGGCCTGGTTGTCGTTGTGTTCAAGCGCGTCACCAGCTTCGAGATGCAGGATGGCGGCGAGAATATCGGCCGCATGGAGTTCAAGGCATGAACCAACTTATGCCCTGGGACGGCGAGGTCGTTCGCATGGGCTGGCCGTGGCACGGAAAGATCCGCCAGCCGGACAAGGATCTGGCCGGCTACGTCACCCTGCCGAACGGGGCAACGCGCCCAGCGATCGCGTACTACGGCACCTGGCCGATGAATCATACGCATCTGTTCGACATGGGCCTGCCGGACCAGGACGACCCGCAGGTCGAGGAGCAGGGCGGGAAGTGGTGGGGGCGAACGATCCTCCGAGGCGGAGGCAATTACGACTATCAGTTGTACTACGGCGGCGCGACGACCTCGGCCGAGGGGCAGTCCTACACTGGTGAAGCTCCGTTCAGGGGGCTTCCTCTCTGGTGGGATAGCGACGAGGAACCGCGCCGCCCGCTGTATGTAGATATCTACCTCAATTTGGAGCAGGGCAGCTACTACCTCGATTTTTGGACAAAGGGCGGAACTATTCACGCCCTTCGGAAGAAGATAACGCTTGAGGATGTTGGGCAGGGCGCAGGACAGCCGGAGTGTGCGGTAAAAGATCTGCTCGGGAGCAACTTCGACTACTGGTTTTTTGGTGAAAACGTCAAGCTAGACTACCTGAAGCTGCTCGGGGTCTACCGAAATCGGTTGCTGCTGGGGGTTGTGGTGACACAGGGTGACGGGATGCGGCAGATTGACCCACCGCCCGGAACGTCGGTGGTCAGCGGATCGTCCCCGTCTGGAGCCCCTCAGGGGTTGTATGGTCTCGTCGAGGTGACCATTGCCCCGGATATCCGAGATCCAGAGGCGGATCACAGTCAGACGGTCACAATAGACGTGATCGAGAATCGCCAGGCCGCGCTCGGTAATCCGGTTCATCAGGTGACCGACGAGAGCAGTCAGCCGGGCGATCCCATCGAAACCACGCTCTATCGAGAGGAATGGAACCAGACCTCCGGGTTGCTGACCGCCTGGTATGACGCCCAGGGAAACATCCAGACCGCGCGCTACAACCGACGCCACTATGCGCTTAAGGAGTACCGCAACGAGCCCGGCGTGACGACAAGAACAGCGACGGAGCGAAGCAGCGAGGTTGCGCTGTTGAGCGACTCCGGATCAGTTGTCGACAGCACTGTACTGACAGAGCAGTTCGAGGCGATCTACATCCCAGGGACAGGACTGCAGATCACGCGGACGGTGAAGTGTACGGGGGAGCCGGATGACGTCACGACCTATACCGACCCAGACCATACGGGTGGGCCGGTGGTCACCCCGCCGACGACGACATTCCCCCCGGGCATGCATATCGTCAACACCGTTGCGACCTATCAGTGGCTGGTGAATGACGAGAACATGCTGGCCAACCAAGACCAGCACCAAGTGTGGCTCGCCGCGTTGAGCAACAACAGCGCAGCCATCTGCCACATCCGCGATCCGTTCGACTATCCCGAGGGGCAGACCACAACAACTGTCAGCGTTCGCCAGGGGCCGGCCGTGCACCTTGGCGGCGTGACCTCTGGAACGGTTACCGACACCCTGACAAAGAGCAAGCCTGCGCATGAGTACCGGCGCGGCTTTTTCTGGGAGCCGGCAGACCGTTGGGTACGAGCCAGTTGCAACCCGATCACCGGAGAGCTCTCTCGCGGCCCGGAGTGCATCCAGTACCTGACCAGTTGGGTTTAGCCCCTCTCACTACATCAAGGAGAAGCCGCATGACGCCGGCCTGTGTACCCCTGCGCATTGAAAAAGGGGCGACGTTCCGCGACACGATGCGGATCATGCAACCGAGCCTGGTCTACCGGCCGATCACTCAGATCGCGCCGACTGCTCCCGTCCGGCTGACCATCCCTGGGCACGGATTGCCCGTCACGTGGCTGGCCTGGATAGATGGCGTCCAGGGCATGCCCGAACTGAACCGCGCCCGGCTTCGGCAACTGCCTCACCGGGTCGCGTCCATCGACGACAACACCGTCGAGATCAACCTGCTTTCAGCCGTTGGGCTGGCGCCTGTGGGCGGGCAATTGATCTACCAGCCACCCGTTGACCTGGCTGGCACCGAGGTACGGATGCAGATCCGCGACGCGCCAGGCGGGACTGTGCTGATGACGCTGGCGCTCGGCTCCGGCCTTGAGATCGCTGGCGCCGGAACGATCTCGCGGGAGATATCGGCCTCCGATACCGCGGCGTTGGCATGGGCGTCGGCGGTCTACGACGTGGACGTGACATACCCAGATGGCACGGTCCACCGCTACTACAGCGGACCGATCACTGTGAGCCGTGGGGGAGGGTGCGATGGATGACGCCGCCGAGCCCTGGGCGCTGGCGATCGAGGTTGATTGCGAGCCGCTTGTGCTCAGCGAGATGCAGGAATACGCAGTCACCGTGACGCCGCCGGCCGATGTGCTTGTGGTTGTTGCGGGTGACCAAGGGCCTCCCGGGAGGGATGGCGTAGACGGTGCCCAATGGGGCGCGACAGATTGGTGATGACATGGCCCAGATTCGATTTTTCAAAGTGGCGACCCTGCCGGGTACGCTGGAACCCGATTCGTTCTACTTCGTCGAGAACGGCAGCTACTCGGAGTCCTACCTGACGAACAGCGCGGGAGTCGCGCGCTCGATCGGCAACAGCGCGATGATCAACGTGCTGATCAACGAGGCGTTGGCCAGCTTGCCTGGCACCGGCGCGCCGATCCTGTTCGTTGCGGATATCGCGGCACGCGACGCCCTGGAGCCGGAGTCGGCGATATTCGTTCTGGTTCAAGACGCGAGCGCCGACCCGACAGTCGAATCCGGCGCTGCGCTGTACGCATGGAATCCGGCGACCAGCGCGTGGCTGAAAGTTGCTGAATACGAAAGCATGGACGTCGAGCTCAACTGGGACGCGATCAACGGGC